GGGCTGGTCCGTCAGGTATCCCGCGCGGGCGGTGTCCGTCTGTCCGCCGCGTCCCGTTAATTCGGGGGCGCGTTCGGCTTTGATGATATCAGCAGCGTTCAGCCGCTCGACGACCGTGTGCAGGTCCCCCACCGGCATGCCGGCGGCGCGCAAACGATTGCGCAGCGGGTTCGTCTCCTTCACTTCCACGGCCCCGCGGCCCTGTGTCACCTTCTCGGGGTAAATCGGAATGTCGGTCCCCGGCGCGATACGTTCGGACACGTCGCCCTGGGCAGCGCGGATTTCCTGCGCTTTAATGTTGGCAGGTAATTTGCCTTTTTGGGCGCGCGCCGTCTCGGGCGGGCCGACGTCTTTGCCTTGAAGCAAATTGAGCCATTGTTCCTTGGCGTCGCCTAAAACTTTTCCCTCGCCTTGCTCACGCGGGATTGCCGCACCGAGCTCGTCGCCGGGACGAACCAGTTGCTTGCCCCCGCCACGAAAACCTCGGTCCTGGTTATCCCAGTAGGCGTTCAGGTCCGACAAAAGTTCGTTGGTGCCGGCTTCGGTGAGCGCACCGTTCGCGTCCGTCTCCCACGGGATTTCTTCGCCCGCGGATTTCCCCCACTGCACCGCGCGGTCCACGTTGGAGAGAACCTTGTCCACGCTACGGGCGACGAGCTGCGGTTCCCCGCTTCTCGTCTGCTCCCAGCGCGTGGGATATTTTTTCCCGGCATGCAGCTCGCGCTGTTCGGGCGGCAACCCGCGGCCTTCTTCCACCTCGGCGGCGCGTTCGGGCTCCGTCGGCTTAAAAGACGCTTTGGGAGCGCCGGCGTGTTCGACGGTCAGCCCGACGCTTTCGTCGAGTGCCTTGTTCACTTCCGTCACCGCTTGCTCGTTGTCCTTGCCTTTGGCCCAGGCCGCACCGACCCCGGTATTGGTGACCTCGGCACGGGCGGCGGTGGCCTCGGGGGTGGAAACCCCACGGGAGGGAGACACCGTCGGCGGGACTTCGGTGGGTGCCGGCGCGGGAGGGGTCGCTGCCGGGGCCACTTTCGGTTGTGCCGACGGCGTCTCAAAATTGAGCTCGCCTTGAGCGGGAATTTCTTTGGGCGGGGGCGTGGTAAAATCCAGCTCCGGCTGCACGGATTCGACGGGAACTTCGACCGGAGCCGCCGGCGCTTCAGCCACCGGCTTCACCTCGGGAGCAGTCGCTTGCTGCGCGGCGCGCTGGTCGCGCTCCGCTAAAATTTCACCGCTCGCGTTCTCGAGCGCCTTGCGCAGGCTATAGCTCGGCTTCAGGTTCAACCCCGGAGTGCCGCGGCCTGCCGTCATGTCGATACCCAGCGCGTCACCCAAGGTCAACGCCGCGTCCAGCATTTTTGCGCGGAACGAGGATTTCGGCTTCGGCAGTCCGAGCGATTCGAGGGACGTGTTGTAAAGCAGGTTCGCCCAATTATCCGCGATGAATTCGCTGCGGACCTCAGCCGGCGTAAAAGGCCGACCGAACTGTTTTTCGTAGTGCGCCTGGAGCGCGTCGAGCTCAGCCGGCGTATACGCCTTGCGGACCGCGTCGTGCAGTGCTTCTCGTCCGGCGGGCTCCATTACGGATTCCAGGACGTGGGAAAATTCATGCGGAGCGTCCGCGGAGCTTTTGACGAGCGTAACCATCTCGCCCTTGCCCGCGTCATCTGCCATCCAGATTTTTGAAACGCCGCGCGCTTTGGATTCCTGGGCGACCGCCGCCTGTTGCTCGGGCGTTAAATCCTTGCCGCCATTCGCGCGCTTGGTGTCATCCGCGATGGCCTGGGAAAAAGCCGCGTCGTCGACGAGGAAAAGTTTCTTGCCGAACGGGCGCAGCGTCTCGCGCAAGCTGTCCACCATGTTCCGTGCGTTCGACGGCGTGGACGCGGCGACCTGCTCGTGAACCTTATTCAGCTCGGTGAAGTTATCGTAGCCAGGAGACGGAGTCGCTTCCCAGTTGATTTGGCCCGGGTCGAAATATTTTTTCGCGCCGGCTTCGGCCACCGCACCCTTGACGGCCCCGAGCGCGGAGTGCACGGCGCCGCCCACCGCACCCACGCCGAGCAAGCCACCCTGGGGCTCATCGGTCGATAGTGCGAGTGGGGCGGTGCCCACGGCGCCTTTCACGGCGCCGGCCACGGGCGGTTGAACAAATTTTGAAGCGGTCTTCGCCGCGTTGACGAGCTTGGCGCCCGTCGTGGTTTCCAAACCGAGGGACAGCTGCCCTTTAGGGGCGGCCCCGGCGGCTTCGCCGATTTCCCGGACGAGCTGACCCGTTTTCTTGAGAACGGGAGCCGCAACACGCGCGGCGAGAATCGCTTTATGGGGGATGCCCAAAAGACTGAGTCCCGCGCCTACGCTGACGCCCTGGCCAGAAAAAGGAAGCGCGGCAGCGATGGTCTGGCCCGTCTTTTCAAGTCCGGTGCCGACGAGCTGCGTGGTTTTCGCCGCGGCGGTTTGGGAAAGCTGGCCGAGGTAGTTCAGCGCTTTGCCCGCGCCGACTTCGTTGGCCGCGGTAAAAAGAACTTTGCCACCGACGCCCACGGCTTTGAGTCCGCCGGCAGTGGCGACGAGCGTGACCGGGTCCGTCAAGCTCAGTAGCTTGATGTTTTCCGGGTTGAGCTGGACGCCTTCGCTGACGAGGTCTTTGACGGTTTGGCCGGACGAGATACCTTGGATGGTGTCGTGCCAGCCGAGGTCCTTGAATAACTCGCTTTTGACTTCTTCATCAGAAATTTTGCTCCAGTCTTTGCGCTCCATCGAGACACCCGAAGGGGTCACCTTGAGCTGTTTCAAATTGAATCCGGGACCCGTCAGCTTGCGCGCGCCCTGGCGCACCATGTCCTGGAGCGAGCCCACGGCGAGCTGCGTTCCGCCGATGGCCTCGGCGATGGCGGCTTCGCGGTTGTCGTCTGTCATTTTATCCCATTGCTCGCGAAGCACGGGGTCGGCACTCTCGTGACGAAACTTTGCCGTGATGTCGTTAATCACCGGACCAATGGCGATGTCAGAAACATTCTCGAGCCGCTTCGGCAAAGATTTGAGAATTTCCAAAAGCAGGGGACCGGTTTCTTTCTTCGCCGATTCCCAGACCTTGTTCGCCGTGGTGCCCACGACTTTTTGCGCGCGATAAGTGTCGAGCGCTTTTTTGTAGCGATTGGGGTCCTGAAAAATATTGTCGCGGTTCGTCGCGATGTGCTCGAGGATGTTAAACTTCGGGTCCCGGGCCAAATCTTCCGGCTTGTCGGTATCGAGACGGTCGGCCAACGGGACGCCGCGGAATTCGGGCTCCTCCCCAACAGAGCGGGGGTCGACTTCTTGCAACACGCTAAAAGGGTCCACCTCCTGCAGTCCGGCGAACGCTTTATCTTCCTTTTCTTTTTCAGCGGCGGCTTTCGCGGCCTCCTCGGGCAGCATCGGCGGGGCTTCGATTCCTTTTTCCGCGAGTGCGGCCCGCATCCCTTTGCTGGACTGGTCGAGTTGCGCCTGAACTTCCGGCGTGATGGGCTTCGAGGATTTCAGTCCCCGAGCCGTGCCGCCGTAGACGGGCACCTCAGCTGGCACAACCGGGACGGGCGTGTCCGTGAAAGATTCCCCTGCCCCTAAATCCTCAATGACGCTCGGCATAATTAAGCTGGTAAAACTGGCGGCTCCTCGGTAGCGGGTGGCGTGACTTCGGCGGTAGGCGGCGGGGTCGCGGGGGCGGGTGCCGCCGCGGCAGGACGATAGTTGGGGTTACGATACAGCTTGCCCTTGGGAGAGTAGAAAAACTCCGCATCTGCGGGAGCTTCCGTCGGCGTCCGCACCGTAGGAATCGGCTTTTGCTGAACCGGGGCCGCGGGAGCAGCGCCGGCAGCGGCGGGAGCCGCACCAGCGGCAGGAGCGGCAGCCGGAGCCGCGGCTTTGGCGCGCGCGGCTTCGCGCTCGTCAAATTCCCGGACGATTTCCTGGTGCTCGAGCGGAACGATAGAGCCGGAAGCATGGCCGCCAGTGCGTTCTTGTTCCGAAAACTGCTTGATGATGGGAGCCACGTTTGCCAGCTGCCCGTCCACGACGTCCTGCGACGCATCCAGCATTTGCTTGCGCTGTTCCGGCGTCAAAATCTGGCCGGTGACGAAATTATTATACGCGTTGCGAATGTGGTCCGGGACGCCGCGAGCTTTTTCCACGGTCGCATATTCACCTTCGCGCACCGTCGAACCTGGGTCCAAAATTTTCATCCATTGGAAAATGGAATTCTGGTCGTGAAGCGGCGTCGGGTTCTTCGTGTTGAGTGACCGCAAAAGTTTGTTGTAGCCGGCGTGCACCTTGTTGAATTCGTGAACCGGCGGCTGTGCCGTGTATTCTTTGCGGAGGGGCTCGGTCTGAGGCGCTTCGCTCGTCACCGTTCGGACCGGGCTAGTCGGCTGTCCGGTCTTCGTCATCATCTGACCCGTGATGGTCTTCTGACCTTGCGGGTTGACGGTCGTGGTCGTCTGCTCGGTCGCGCCGAGCGTGAGCTGCCGGTCCAGGTCCCTTTTTTCCTTGAGCTGAATGGCTTCCTGGATGTTCTTGAGCGTGGCCGCAGTATCAATCACCCCGTCCGGTCCCGTGGGAAGTTCCATGCCTTCATGCGCGGCAGTTTCCGCGTGAAGTTTGGCGAGCGCTTCGGGCGAGCCGCCACGCTTCAGGTTCTCAAATTCCTGTCGCGCTTTCAACGCGTGCCCCTGTTGGAGAACGGGAGCCAGCGCTTCTTTGCGAATCAGGTCCTTGGCCTGCAAGTGGTGAATCAGGTCTTCAGAGTCCCACTCGTTGAGCAGGTCCTGCGTCGGCATCTTGGAAAATTTGTCCTCGAATTCCTTGCGATACTTCGCGTAATTCGGGTGCTGTCGCGCTACGTTAGGTCCAGGCATAAAAAATTAAAGTCCACTGCCGAACATGCTGCCCCAATCGAACATGCTGTCCGAGTTAAATCCACCGCCGCCTTGCACCGGGCCGACTTCGCCCGTGCTCGGGGCCGCTTCCTGAACGGGAATATTTCCGAACTGGTTCACCGTTCCCGATACACCGGTTACGCTACCGCCGGGTTGACCAGTGATTCCGCTCGACGGAGCCGATGGCATCGCCGGAGAAACAGTTGGCTGACCGGCGGCCTCCAACCCCGTCATACGAGGCTGCGCCTGACCGGTAATTTTGCTCACGCCGCCCTGCTCCAAAATTCCGCGTTTGTCCGTCTGGTGCGCAGCGGCGTCCTTGCGCGCTTGGTCCTTGGCCGCGGCATCTTCCTGCGCGGCTTTTTTCTGCGCCTCAGTGCTCGCCGCCGAATGGCCGGCGCCCCCGCCGCTTGCGTTCTGCGCAAGGTGCATGTTGTTAATCGCCTGAACGAGCGCGCTCGCAGCAAAAGTCTTGGCCTCGGAGTTAACCGGCACCAATGGGATGTTCATCGCCGCCATAAAATTAAGCTTTGGCCGTCTTCATCTGTTTGATTTCCTTGACCAGCGCTTTCACGCTGGCCAGGGCCACGCCGATGGCGTCCACGATTGGAATCGTTTTCGCGTCACCGGTGCCGCTCCCAAAAAGCACGTCCCAGTCCTGTGCCATCGGGCCAGTATGCTGACCTTGCGGCACGTTCTCAACGTCTTTCTTATATTCCCAGTTGGACACGGGCAGCTTGGACACCTTCTCCAAAATTTTCGCCTCGTCGAGCTCCTTGATGTTTTCCTTGACGTTGCGGTCGGACATCATGCTGCCCATGCTCATCATGGAACCCATCGACGAACCCCCGCCACCGCCGCCGGAGCCGCCCGCGCCGCCGTATGCGCCGCTCGCCGTGCCGCCAAAGTTGCCGGCGACTTGGTTCAACGCGGTATCACGGATGCGCGCAAATTCCAGCGACTTCCATGCCTTCAAATTTGCCAGCTGCGAATTGACGTCGCGCTGTGCGGTTCGGCCACCCAGGTCGAGGTTTAACACCTCGCGGCCCGTGAGTCCCGTGCTGCTAGCTGGCGTGGCGGCTTCAGTCAGCCCAAAAATGGACGCGGAGCGAGCCAGCCCTTCGCGTTCCGCGGATTGAATCGTCGGAAAAATCGAGCCGAGAATCTTGGCGCGTGATTCGGTCATCTGCTGCGCGGTGTCCGCGAGTTTCGACGCTTCCATCGTGCGCGCTTGGCGCAAACGTTCGCCCTCGCTGCCGAGGACTTTGGAGACGACGCCGCCGACCGTGCCCGCCTGGGGCTTAATACCCGCCTGCGCGGCCCCGCCGACGCCGGCGCGGACGAGCTCGGCCTGATACTCAGCCGGCAGGTTCCCGCCCAACGCGAGGACATCGTTCGCCCGGGCGATGACATTCTGCTTGAGCTTGGCGAGCTCGGGGTCCTGGTCGATGTTTTCCTTGAAAAGTTGCTTGGCCGTCCGTGTGGATTCCAGCGCGGAAACGGGCGTCTGCGCCTGCGCAAGGATGTCCTTGCGGGCGACTTGGCCGGCGGCATACAAGTCGGGCTCGTATTCCTTCATCAGCGACACTCGGCGGTCGAGGTATCCCTTGTCGTATTGCTGGACGAGCCCGGAGATACGTTCCAAATCGTAATCCTCCTTCAGGGCCTTGCGTTGCTCGCGCAGCCCATCGCGCATGAAAGCGTATGCCTCGCGCATCGCCTTCTCATCGGTGAATCGTTCGGCGATTGACGCCGCGGAACCAATTGCGTAACCCATAAAATTAAAGTCGTTTCCGAAAACCGAGCTCGATTACTTCGTAACCGCGCTTCTCAAAAATTGCTCGTCCGCCGTCTTCATCGACGGTGAACATGTGCCCGTGAACAATGCTCGTGCAGCCGCGCAGCCGGGCGTCTGTCTCAGCTTGGTCCAGCAAGGTGCGCCCGATGCCCTGGCCCCGACACTCCGGCATGACGTAGAGAAAAACCATCATGGCGGTCAGCTCGCCGTTGAACGTGTCGCGCATGTAGGTGGTCCCCACGATGCCGCGAGCGCCCGCCATCGGCCACTCGGCCAAAATGCTGCCGTTGCCCCGGGCGATGAGCGGCCCCCAGATTTCTTCCACCGCGCGCATGTCCAGCCGCCCGGGATACCGGACGTCCTCAAAGTAACGCTGGAAAAGGGGCCGCAAGGCGGGAATCCCGCTTGGGAGGACCTGGGCTAACGCTGTGGCATGCTCTTGCATCATTATGAAGTGTGGCCGATTAGTCTTTTGTCAAGTGCCACAAATAAACGGTAGGCTGAATGTTATTGTGTCCAACCGCCCCGCCGGTATAGCTGGGGGCGTCCTCCAGGGTGAACTGCCGGCTGGTCATCAGCTGGGTGCCCGTGGACCCGAGCGTGGCGCCGCCCTGGCTGCCGTTCGGGTTCGAGTGAGTCGTCCGAGCGGTCTGGCTGTTCGGCGGTGCCGGCAGCGGGATGCCCGCGTTCTGGATTTCCGTGTCCCCGTCTTCCACCCGGAAGAAAACGACGTTGGCCTGATTGCTGGCCAAAAGGGTCGCGTGCCCGATTAAGTGGGAATGCTGTTCGATTTCCAGGGACGTCAGCACGTGCGTTTCCGCACCAAAAGTATCCTGCGTGGCGCGCTGCGTGATGCCTGTGGGCACCGACACGGCGCTTTCGGGCGTCAGCCCGACGTCCTTGGATGCTTGGCCGATGACACGACCGCGACGGGATTCGTCGTTGTCATAGAGGAGCGACCAGCCGGGATTTTTGGCCAGCGCCGCGGTCAAAACGGTGTCCGTAACCGCTTTCACGTCGCCGGGCGTGCCGGAGAGAGTGCGCCACTGGTTGCGCTCCCAGTGAATCAAGCAGTTGATGTCCGTGTCCCAATACTGCTCGAGGTCCAGCGGGTTCGTCGGGCGGTTCGCGGTGTTGCCGCTGTTCGGAACCGTGCCGGCGGCTTCCCACGAGTTGCCGTCCCAACCATACCAGCCGATGGGCCGGCTGCCGACGGTGCGAAACCAAATCAGCGGGTCGTTCTCGCCCGGGATGCCGGGGTCGTTCGGTCCGATAAACGCGAACGCGCTGAGCGAGTCCGAGATGTCGAGCGGGACGTAATGCCCCTCGTTGATGTCGAAGACGTAGAGCTTGGTCCCGTTTTTGAACCACGGGCCGCTGTTGCTCGCGGGCTCCACGTCACCGATGACGAAAAAATTCGTGCCGACCGGGGACTGGATGTCCATGCGCTCGAGCATGGCCGCGAAGAATTCCTGGGGAGTGCCCTCGAAGTCGGGCGGAATCTGGCTCGCGATGATGACGAGATTGGTGCGTTGCAGAGACATAAAATTATGGCTGTCCGTGTTCCAGGGCCGCGACGCGCTCTTGCAGAGCGAAAATTTGCGCCAGCAAAAGCTGGATGGGCTTCTCCAAATACTTCGCCAGGGCGTCGCCGTCGTCGGCGGTCACCAGTGCCTCGAAGTCCGCAATCGCGTTCGTCGAGACGCGGAAGATGGTCCCGTCTTTTCGGTGAAAGTCTTTGCCGAACGCCACGACGAGCGTATCGAGCGCCTTTTTCGCGTCCGCGGAATTAGCGTGGCCGTTTCCGTGCCCGGGGTTCTGAGGCGCGTTGCCGCCACCGTTTCCATTTCCGTTTCCGTTTGAGTTAGGGTTCGGCATAAAATTATTCTTCGCAGGGCGGCACATCGACCGCCAGGGTTGCGGACGGGTTCGAGAGTCCAAACTCCCCGAACGCCGCCACTTGGTAAAAGTAATCTCCTGCGACGACCTCGTCCTGAAAAACTTGGTCTTCGGTCGAGCCGGCATACAAAAAGGGTCCGCCCACCGCGTCCGACACGTAGATGTTGTATCCGGCGGCCCCCGTAATCGGGTCCCAGGTCAACGTCACCACGCGCGGGCAAGCGCTCACGGCAGCAGAAAGTCCGGTCGGCCCGTCAATCGCGACAATGGCGATGAACGCGGGAATCGAGTTACCCGAGCCGCTGCCGCTTTCGGCGGGGCTGAGCTGACAAATCAACGGCGACCGGTAATTGATACGCAGCTCCCGGCGGGTGATTGGCTTGAACGATTCAAACTGGTTCATAGCGGGAGTCCCGTCCCGGTTGAGGCGATGAGCGGAAGCACGAGCTCCAGCTCGTGGCAAGCTTTTCGCCGTGCGATGATGCGCGCGATTTTATCCGCGTCGTCCTGGCTGATGACCGACTCCGCGTATCCCGTGCCGACTTCGGTGAAGCCCTGCTCGGTTACGCTGACCGTCTGGTTGCTCGTGAACAGCGGAATGTTTTCGTTCAGCGACGCAACGGAGTCAGAGGCGGCTCCGTCGAATCGGACGAAATTTTGGTCCGGCGTTTCGTTTTCCTCGCAGCGGCCCGACAGTTCTTTGTTCGGGCCAACCGCGCCCGGAGTGCCGGGAGCGGGTTCCAAATAAAGACGAAGTCCACGAACAGCACCAGGACCAGAGCCGACAATGAGTAGTTGAAAAGATTCATCCAGAAACTCCAGCCGAAAATGCTCGATGTCGCAAGATGACAAATCCTCTGCCGAGGCCAGCTCTTTCGCGTCCTGGGTGCGGAGCGGGCGGGTCTGTTTCTTGAACGCAAACAATTTCTGTTCGCTGGTGATGTTATGCCCCTGACGAATGGAGCCGCGGGGCGCCTCAATTCGTTTCGTCAGGATGCGTTTATACCGTCCACGATACGGGCCAGCCCAGAAGACGCCGACGTCCACCGTGCCGGCCAGCTCAGACAAATAGATGTCTGCATACCGAACCGTTTTGTCCTTGAGGGGAAGATTCCCGTCATACGCGCGCGTTTCCACGAACCACGTAATCGGACAACCGTCGTCCAGTCGGTCGGGAGTAAACGCCTCCCAAAGCCGGTTCTGGCCGTCGTAATCTTTGCTTGCGAAGAACGCCCGATTCGAGCCGGCAAAAAGGCCGGTGAACCAGTCGGTCGGACGGGTGCCCGTCCAGTAGGAATTCCAGGTGAAGGGGTCCTGGCCTTTTTTCATCAGCGTGGCGCCGTCCATGCACCACGTGTGCGAGTTGTAGCGGTCGCAGAAGGGCACCGACACAAGCAGATAATGCTCGAACGAACCCATCGCGATGCCGCTCAAGTCCGCGCCCAGGCGGCCTTTGCTGTCCAGCATCTCAGAGTCTTGGTCTTCCATGATGGACGTGCGGCGCGTCATCTCCGCGGCGTTGATGTTGGTGAGTCCATCCCCGGTGAACCACCACAGCAGCCCGTGATAGGACGTGGTCGCTTTCGCGGACACACAGCCGATGGCCGGGAACTGCAGGAACTGAAAGTTGGGGGTGTTAATCCACGTCGAACGATTGCGGATTCCCGACTGGATGAGCGTGGTGGTCGAGTCCGTGAAAACACACAGCGAGGCCAGCTCCGCGTTCGCGACTGGCTCGGCCAGTGCGGTGATTTCGCCGGGGAGGGTAAACGCCTCGATGGTGGCGAAGTATTGCGGCTCGAGAAAATGTCGGGGGTCGTATAAATCGCTGGCGAAAAGTTTTGCGCCCTGGCCAACCCAGAGTCGGTCGCCGGACCAAGCCATCGGGCCGCCGAGCTTGATGTTGGGGTCGTGCTCCGCGTTGTAGCCGTCGAACACCGCCGGGGCGGTGAGTCCGCCGTCCTGGATGATGATGAGGTTGACCGCGGGGACGATTCGCAGGCTACCGTCGTCGTTTCGCGTCACGGCTTGCTCGGCCTGGACGAAAAACAGCTGGCGCGCGGTCGGCGAAAACTGAATATCGAGCTGTCGGTAGGTGCGATACGGAAACTCGGACAAATACACGAGGCCGTCCACCGCAAAGACAATGGATTCCAGTCCGACTTTCGGACGAAAGACAATCCCACCTTGCAGGTTGCCGGGCGGCATCACAAACTTGCAGCGATGGCCGGGGCGACACTGGATAATGCCGCCGCGGTTCACCGTGTTCATGCTGCGAGCATAAAAGCCGGGAGTCGCCTGTTGGGGGTCGGACATGGAATCCATGCCCCCAATAAAGGTAATCTCCCCATCCTCTACGCGCGGCGTCACTTATTACAGGCTCCCGTTGTATTGGCTGTAGTTGCCTTTGTCGTGCCCGTTTTTCAAACGGTCGACGCGGTCCTTGTCTTCGCAGTTCGCATCCGAGTAATCGAAGATGTCCTGCGGGGCGGGCATGTTCGCGTTCGTCTTGGCGTTTTCAACCGCGCCACTCGACGGAGCTTTGCCCATGTCTTGCTTCACGTTCTTCATAATCAATCTACGTTCCAATCGTCTTTTTGCATGATGCTGTTGCGGTCTTCGACCTGCATCGGCATCGCGTTCGGGCTGACGAGCGCCCCCTCTTGTTCGGTGAGAATCCGCGACGCGTGGGCCTCGAACTGCATGCCGTTGGCCACGTCGCTGTCCAAATAAAACTTCACGGCTTTCATCGCCATCACTAACGCGAACCGGCTGTGCAAAAGAATGCGCGTGTTAAGGCTCGTAATGTCGAAAGACTTCTTCCGATAGACGATGCGGACCCACGGGCAGCCGCGGGAAATCTTGATGCGCCGGTAGCGCGGATGCGTTTCGTCCGGGTCGTAGATTCCAATCAGCGTGCCGGAGCTGGACGAGTTGTCGTAGGTCGAGAGCCGGATGATTCCAGCCGAGGGACCTTTGACGATGTCCGTGATGCGGCTCACCAGCGGGTCCGTTGACGCGGGGACCGCGTAGCCAAAAATTGTGGGGACCAGAAGCCCGTCCGTCCAGACGCCGTCCTCCAAAGTTTGCAGCGGCTTGTTCTGGTTGTCGAATCCGAAGACGCGCAGCTCCACACCGCTGTCCTCGGGCTTGTCCACGAACGCCACGAGTCGGCCCGGGCAGATGATGTCTTTGTAGGTCACCGCCGGCAGCTCATCGAACCACGAGTAGTCGCAGCGATTTTTGCAATCGCCGGGACCGTTCAAGTGGAACGAAAAAAGTTCATTGTGCCCGAGAGCCGGGCGGCCCGCGAGGTTCACCCCGAGGACGGTTTCCACTTCGCGCGGGAGCGTGACGCATTTATTCTGCACGCAGATATCCAGCGCGCCCACAAGCGGGTCGATGTCGCCCTTGTTCGCCAACATCCGAATCGCGTCGGTCATCCAGCGAAAAAGTTTTTCCTCGCGACAGATGCCGAAGATGTCTTTGGCGTCGTCGAAAATGTCCTTGGCCTGGAACATTAGTAAGATTCCTCTTCCATCTCAGCCGCGTGGCGGTCCAACGCCTCGGCGCCGGTTTCCTCTTTTTCCTCGGCTTCGACTTTTCCCTTCTTCACGGATTCGATGGACTTGATTTCCAGGTCCACGGTAAAACGTTGCTTGCCATTCGGACCCTTGGACTTGTTCTCGCCGGTCTTGACGAACTTCACGGTCATGGTGCCGGATTCGGGCAGGTCATAGTCCGACGGCCACTCGAGGTGGAGGTTCGGATACATTTTGTCGGGCATCGAGGACGTGGAGCTCGGCCCCATGTCCATCTTGTAGCCCAAATCAACGGGAGTCTTCATCGTGTAAGAAGTGTGGTTTTAATGAGTTTTGTCAACGGTCAAAAGGCTTTCATCACCGCGATGCCCGCTATTTCGATGGCGGTGGAGGCGTGGCTCCACCAGACATTGATGGAATCCAGCGCCCCCGCGGATTCGTCGAAGGTCCCCGAGTTCGTGGATGCCGCCCCGTCATACCACCACCCGGAGGGGCTCGTGGTGTCCACCTCAGAAACTGCCTGAAGCAGCGTGCCCCAGTCCAGGAACTGCTCCGCGCTGCCCGCGGCGGTGCCAGACCCGGTCGGGCCTTGGACGAACATGCTGTAGGTCGCACTCGCAGCGAGTCGGCCCCGTTTGATGTCCAGCATGTTGATGCAAAGCGCCGAAGACCCCGTCGCCGGATAACCTTTCATCGAGGACACCCCGCCGTAGTCCGTGAAGGTATTCACACGCTTGGACGAACCGCCGGCAAAGGTCGCGGTGAAAACCCCGACGTCACTGCCGGCAGCAAAAGTATACTGATTCGTGTTGCCCGGGCGCGTCGTCGCGCCGATGAAGTTCGTGCACGTCGCACTTCCTACCCCGTTAGTGATGCCCGAGCACACGCCGAAAGCGAAATCGCCCGTGATGGTCGACCCGCCGTTGATGCGTAGCAACAGACCGATGCGAAGGCGTTTCCATTTTTCGCCCCAAATCATTTTTCGCTTGAACTCGCCCGGACCGACAAGCGACATGCGCCTGTCAAGACGCCCGTCCGCCATCGTGACTTCGACGATAGTCGCGCCCGATGCGGCACCCGAGCCACTCCATCCCGAGCCACTGGAAAAAGTAGAGATGGAGCCAGTCGCGTATCCGTCAAAATTATCCAGCGCGAATGAATCGACCGTGAACGAAGCGCCATCCGCTCCGCTCGTGCCGTTTGCTCCCGTCGGGCCTGTGGGATCTGTAGGACCCGTAGGCCCCGTTGCGGGGGCGGCTCCCGTGGGAC